CTAGTTTCTAGTAATCATAACGTTGGTTAACAGAAACGAACTTTTTAAAACTGAAGCGGAAACGAGAGTTACTTCAACAAACTTTTACTTTGTAACCGAAACAACGCTCTTGTTATTATTCTCAGTTTGAAATTGATCCTATAGCAACAGCAATGGGCGAAAACATTAGAAACTGTCATTATGTATTGTGAAATTGGGTAGATGATGGAAATATGGTTTGACACTCCTTAATACTAGGATCGGAGTTTAAATGTACATAGTCAAAGCATATTTCATGTAATTTACACTGACGGTTCGATTCCGTCTAGGATCGCAAAGCGTAAGTCTAATTAACTTACGCCCGAATGGTTCGAAACATTCGATTAGGCATGGTGTAATGGTGCACAGCAGAACGGAGTACATTAAACTGGAAAGGGGACGCAGGATTAGGGTTCGATTCCATATTGCCTGACAAATTGTTCTTTGAAAAAATATATTTCAGAAGCGGTCGCAAGAGTTACTTCAGCCTCTTAAGCTCGTGGTCGGGGGTTCGATTCCCTCACTCGGTACATTTCTTCCACATTTAATACCGAGTTAGCTCAGTGGTAGAGCACGTACTACACTCTAGCAAATATTCTCTGAAAAAATTTTATTGCAGAAGCGGTTCGAAGAGTTACTTCAAAACAATGGGTCGTAGGTTCGAATCCTACTACGTATACCTTGATGGAAAGCGTATAGCTCAGGTGGTAGAGCATTTGTCCTAAAAAGACTCTTGAAATCATTCTCTGCAAGACATTAACTAGAAGCGGAACAACGAGTTACTTCAATTTTTTCTGTAACAAAAAAGGCCCAGGTTCGAATCCTGGCATTCGGGTAATCCGGATGTGGTGTAGCGGATAGCACTAGAAACACGCTCGAAGTATTATTCTCTAGTTTATGGTCCTTTAGCTCAGTCGGTTAGAGCAGCGCACTCATAATGCGAAGGTCCCTGGTTCGAGTCCAGGATGGACCACACTTAAAAAAATTAAAGACGATGATATTTATTAGAAAGCTCATACACTAAGCTAGTATCTGGGGCAACAGTATCTGGGGCAACAGTTACTAGCTATAACATAAGTATGAGCAAATGAAAAACTATCGCCGAGCCTTTAGAAGGCACAAAAAATTCGTCAAATTTATTAGACGTGCAAAAAATTGGTTCTCCAACAATACACATGAAACTTACAATTTACAATCAGCTATTGAAGGTAAAACTCCAATTGGTTGAGGACTACAGGAAGACCTTGTAATTGTTACATGTGTACTTATGATAAGTATAAAAGAGATCATAAAAGTAAGAGAATTCCCAATGAATAAACAAGAATTAAAAGGAGGTTTAAACCTCCTTTTGTTACACCTTTCATATTCCCTCATTAATTAAATGAATATTAAATGAATAGAATTGAAATTTTCAGTGTAAGAATTTGTACTATGGATCTTCATAGTGAATATTTAAGGATAGATTTATTTAGCGAAAAAGGTGATTTAAAAAACGGAGATATTTTTTGTTCTATTCAAAAAATTTATAAATCCAATTCTCTAGGAATTGCCGATTTTTGCATAGATACTGTAGTTAGTCTACTTGAAAATTTCGGCTATCTTGACGCTGAATATATCAAATCAATAGTACATAAATTAGAACCGCATAGAGAATATCCTTTTTCTTTACTAGAAAAATTATGAATGGATTTGAACTTAAAGAAATCAATATTGATAATAGAAAAAAGACATTAGGTCTTTATGTAACAGAGGCTGCGTTTTCTAATATATCTTCCCTTTTCGAGCATCGTAGCGCAAATATATACGTCGGAAAAGATAAATGCACTAAAATGGGCATAAAAGGATATGCATGGTCTTTGAATGCTTATGCATATAAAGTTCATGTAGGAGATCGATTAGTAACTAAGTATGCCATATACGGGACATGCGGAGATTCATCATTTGGACCAGCTCCGACATTTTATGTAAAAAAATATGGCGGAAATATTCGGGTTGCTAGAATTTTTTATAATGCTTTTCTTAAGTACATTGAAGAGAATAAATACACCTTAATAGGAAGAAAATTCGGTCTCTGATTTGATATATACCTAAAATTAGAAACTATGAAAAAGAATATAGCAACGTTTGAAGAGTTTTGTAAAATGGGAACTTCTGCATTAGTCAAGAAACATTATTCAGGATCTACAACAAAAGCTGAGGATCTTTCTGATCCTAAAGATGCAGTAGAAAAAGGGAACGGTAAAGCAGAGCATACTGAACATGTTAAAGCAGATGATTTAGGCGATCCTAAGAATGCCAACGAAGAAAAATAACATGAACATTGATAATTTCAGATCTTTTCTATCAAAAACTTTTGAAGGTTTGAATGAACCAATAGAAGTTCAATGGCAAAAGTCGAAATCTTCTTGGAGAGGAAATTTTTTAATAGATGACGCAAATTACTCTATAAAAGCTGTTAATTTTTCTAGTAAACAGAAACATTTTCTTTTCAAATTTGACGTAGACGGATCTTACGAATTAAAAAATGATTTAAAGAAAGCTTTTAGTGTGATACCTACAGTGGAAAAAGCTGCTATAGATTTCATAACAGAAATTAATCCTGAAGCTTTTATTTTCTGCGCTAACGATTCTTCTTCTGGAAGAAAGAAATTTTACGGTAATTTCTCAAGAAAAATTGCTAAGGAATTCAAAATGGAATATAGCACTGAAAAGAGACAAGATTTTGAAATGTTCATTTTAGTAAATAGTAAATGTGATCTGGTAGAGCTTTCTACTTTCACAATTCCTGAAATTTTTAGAGAAGCTATATCAGGAAGAATTTAAAAAAATAAAAAAGTTTCAAAAAGTTTTTCCATGTTAAGAACTTTTGTTATATTTGCAATACAATAATAAACAATGAAAAATATTACTCACATATCTTTATCCACACAGCTTCTTCAAAGCTCATGTCCGACTACGCTTTCGCAAAGTCCTAGACATAGTATTGTAGATCCGGTTAAAGTATGTGAATAACGAATTACATATTTTACTAAGAAACCGGATCTCAAAAAGATCCGGTTTTTTTATGTAAGTTCTTTGACATAATGGAAATATAAATGGAGAATTGGCCGAGTGGTTTATGGCACTGCTCTTGAAAAGCAGCGAACCTGAAAGGGTTCCGTAGGTTCGAATCCTACATTCTCCGCCGAGACAGTTTTGTATGTCTAATAAGTGCCTGTGGTCGAGTGGTTTAGGCAAACGCCTGCAAAGCGTTATAACAGGGGTTCGAATCCCTTCAGGTACTCTGTGACTATAGCTCAGTTGGTTAGAGCGCCAAGTTGTGGTCTTGGAGGTCGCGGATTCAACTTCCGCTAGTCACCCACAGAAGACTGTTATTATTTCATAGACTCTTTTTAGTGAGTAGCATAGAAATAAATTTCTGGTAGTTGGGGAGTGGTACCCCGCCACATTTGGGATGTGGAGAACTCGGAGGTTCGAATCCTCCCTATCAGACTTTACATCAGTTACCCTGCTTGTTCCGTATGGGTTATAAAAGAAAGAATCAGTTAACGGAGCCCATGATGGTACCTATACCGAAGAAACTAGGAAAGATTCTATCATTGACTGATTTTTGAAATGGAAAGTAAACTTAAACGGCGATAAGGCTTACCTGCTAAGTAATGCGTACCTTAACTGGTATGTGGTTCGATCCCACTATTTTCCGCCAATAATACCGGGTCGTCTAGAGGCAGGACAAGTGGTTTTGGTCCACTTAACGGAGGTTCGAATCCTTCCCCGGTAACTAAATCTAGAAGCGGTAAGTACGATTACATCATCTGAAAAATGGCTGCTTTAAAAGCGTGAGGGTTCGAATCCCTCTCTGGTTATCCAGATGGCGGAATTGGTAGACGCGGAAAAATCTTCGTACTAAAAATTCTCTAGATGAACTGCCTTTGTAGCTCAGTTGGTAGAGCGCGAACTTTGTAATTTCGTGGTCGCAGGTTCGACTCCTGTCAAAGGCTCAAAGAATTTTGTCATACAATTTCAAAATTCTAATAATAGTATTAAATTTATATATGAAAGAAATCAAAATCAAAACAGTAATGACAGGGCAATTTGAAGGATCGAGAAAATACTTAAGAATACCTGAACATAAAAATGACAAGTTTTACAAATTCATTAAAAAATTAGTAAAAAAGAAAAAATAATTTTCTCAGAAAGACACTAGTTTGTTATTTTAAAATATAAGTTCTTTGATATGGTTCCGTAGCTCAGTTGAATAGAGCGTGGCACTTCTAATGCTAAGGTCGATGGTTTGAATCCATCCGGGATCACTGAAAGTCAGAAGCGGAAAAAAGAGTTACATCGCTGATATTGGAATTTGCTTACAAACACTCTTTTTATTATTCTCTGACAAGTTATGTGTTGTTCCCTTGAGAAAGGAATTTGCTAATAAGGTTAAAATGAACAATAGTTTTAAACAACACAGAGGTTCTCAACCTCAATTTGACCTTGTGTTGAAATTGGTAGACAAGCAAGATTGAGGGTCTTGTGCCAGACGGTGTATGAGTTCGAATCTCATCAAGGTCACGACGGAGAAAAAAGTTTAGTAAAAAATAAAACAAAGTTTTAGCTCAGATGGTGAGAGCACCGGCGTCCGGAGGTCAAGGGTTCGAGTCCCTTATTCTTTAAATAAAAGTACTAAACTGAAAAAAGATCGTATATGGCAGAATAAGTAATTTAGAAGATTCGCGGTAATCTAAATACTGAATCTGATTCTTGAAGTAGAGACGTCTTACTGTTAAGGAGTTCTTTTTTCTATCCGTTTTTTATAGTCAGGTGGCGGAATTGGTAGACGTTCAGTGATTGGTATATGTGTTAGTAACGTACCGAGTGATGATAAATCCGAGCTAACAGGTAGGATTGCAGGTTCGAGCCCTGCCCTGACTACTACTAAAAAAATGATATGCATTGTAAAATAATTTGGTCTGAGAAGAAAAAAGAACAAGCTATAGAAAAACTTACTAAATACTTTGAAAAATATGGCGTAGGTGAAATGATAATGCAAAACGATGATGCTTTAATAGAAGCACCGGAAGTTCTTTCAGACATAGCTGATGATATTTTAGTCGAGAATGAAGGAATAATTTTCGAAGAATAAAATTTGCTCTCGTGGTGGAATAGGTAGACACTCTGGTCTTAGGAACCAGTGCCGAAAGGCGTAAGGGTTCGAGTCCCTTCGAGAGTACCAAATAGAACAAAGTAAGAAAGCTCGGTTCTGACTGTTTTAACAGAGGTTCCATGTATACTAGAAGGCAGGTGAAGCTCCTGAATGTTCTATTTTTTAAATTTAGCTATGATAATTGCTTCAGTATGTACAATACCCGGAAGAGCGGAATCTTTATTTAAAGTTTTAGGTTCTTTACTAGAACAGACAGTTCTTCCAAACTCCTTATTAATTTCAGTTTCTGATTTCTATCCTAGAAATGAAAAATACTTTCCAAAAGAAGACTTGGCTAGAATAGAAAAATTCATAGAAACTTATCCTATACCGTCTCAAATTGTCAAAGATAACGTAGACATAGGCTCTTGTAAAAAATTACTGTCACCAATTAATCATGTAGATACTAAAAATGGTGACTTAATTTTTACTTTCGATGATGACGCCCTCTTGACTAATAGAGCAATTGAATCTTTAGTAAGCGCATGGGAAAAAAATCCTAATGCTGTTTACTCTATAATGGGTCACAGAGAAGAAAGTTATATACATCAAGAGAGAATCGATTCTTCGGCTTTTGATTATTTTGTAGTAGATATTGTAGGAGGCTATAGAGGTGTACTGTACCCTGTAAATTTGATAGAAAAAGATGAGTTCATCTCTTATATACAGGAGATGATAGATTTGCACAAGAGCCAGAATTTAATAGCCATGCATGATGATCATATTTTTTCATATTTCTTTAAAATGAAAAAGATTGAAAGAAGAGTTGCACCGTTTTTAGAAAAAAGATTTTTTATCGACTATAGAAACATTGAAAACTCTGACGGGATAACCGTGGATAAAAATACGGTACTTTCAATGAACATTATAAAAAATTACTTTTCTAATAATCAATGGGTTATCGATAATCCTTATTAAACAAACTAAAAATATGAAGCATAGAATTGAATTTACACCAATGACACATTTAGATGATTTCTTCATTGGGATTATGACAACACCTCATGCAGAAGATGAATATGGGGTTTGTAGAATGACTGAATTTGGATTTTTCTTGTTCAAAATTTCGATATTTTCTTATAAAAAAGAAAATTTCAATGATGATATTTCTTACTAGGAAAGGAAATCGTCCAGAAGGACGTAATGGCAGTATCCCATGTAGAAGGCTTAACTTTTAGTTTTAAGCATAACGACTGTTGTGGGGTTGGAAGATGTTAGGACAATCGAAAACTCGTATTACGCGAGGAAGTAATTGGATCTTTCCACTGGCGCCGAGTGTTAAAAATTGGACCAACCGAAACTTGGGTAGTAGCTGGCTCTGTTTTGCAGTAGATTGGCTACACCTTTCCTTTTTTCATTTTTTATTGTTAATTTTATTATATGAGAAACAGTAAAGGACAATTTGAAAAAGGTAACATCCCTTGGAACAAAGATAAATACTTTGATCCCTCACCTAAAACTCATTTTAAGAAAGGACAATACGTCGGAGATAACCACCCTTCATGGAAAGGAGGAGTTCAGGTAATTTCCAACGATTGTGCTTACGTCTGGACTGGAAATAATTCTAGAGTAAGGAGACCTCGAAAAATCTACGAAGACTTTATTGGGCCCATACCTGAAGGTTACGTTATTATTCACAAAGATGGGAATAGATACAATGACTCTCCGGAGAATTTAGAAGCTATAAGTCGAGCAGAGAATTTAAAAAGAAATAGAAAAATATGAAAGAAGAAACTAGACTTACTTGGGTACTTGAAAGAGAAGATGGCTTATTAAAAGCTGCTAAAGACGTTATATGGATAGAATATGGCGATGATAATCGATTCAAAGAACAACATTCTGAGATTGGAGTTGGAAGATCTCTTCTCATGAGTCCTTTTAACGAGTTCTTTACTTGGCAAACTACACTAGTAACAGAAATACTAGAGAATTCTGAAGACGTTATCAAGTTTAGGACTAAAAATAGTACGTACACTTTAAAAAAGACTTATGATAAATCAGAATAATTATTTCCATATTTTTGCTCGTAATACTAGAAAAAAATCTTTCGATATTAATTCTGGAAATCATGGCTTGTTGGAAAAAAGCCCAATTATTTTTTGTGTACATGATAAAGATGGTGAATCTCATTTTACGATGTACTGTTTTGATGACAATGATCCAGTGAAATATGCTCCTATGTATTATCTCGAAAAATGGGTAGGATCTTTTCTTTTACCTGGCTATGAGTATATTGGAAAATACAAATATTCTAACAATAAATTAGAATTTATAGAGATTGATAAAAAAGTCAACCAAAAATGGGTAATTCTTACTAAATTTAATCTTTAATGAATTTAAAGAAACTTTAAAAATTGCAAAAGATGACAATACAAGAACTTAGAGATCAAAATTTAATTATATTCGAAGGCATAGTCGGAAGTCAAGCCTATGGAATTTCTACTCCAACATCTGATGTGGATATAAAAGGTGTTTTCATGATTCCTTTTGATAATATTTTAGATTTCAACTATGTTGAGCAAGTTTCAGATAGCAAAAATGATACTGTCTTCTACGAGCTTAGAAGATTTTTACAACTTTTAGAATCTAATAATCCAACGATGTTAGAAGTTTTGAACTTACCCGAAGAATGTATTCTTTTCAAAGATCCTATTTTTGATATGGTACTGCGAGAGAAGACTAAGTTTATAACCAAGAAATGTAGAAATTCTTTTGGAGGATATGCTATCGATCAGATCAAAAAGGCTAGAGGTTTAAATAAGAAAATAGTTAGACCTATGGAAAAAGAGCGCAAAGGAGTTTTAGATTTCTGTCATGTCTCGTACAAACAAGGATCACTTCCTGTTAAAGAGTATTTAATAAAAGTGCATCCAGGATGGAGTCAAGAACATGTGAGCCTTGTGAGTATACCACACATGAGATATACTTATGGAGCTTACTTGACACAAGGTAAATCTGTAACAGGAAAACATGTCAAGGGAATTGTCCAAGATGAAATTCTATCTAATGACATTTCATTGTCAGAAATTCCTAAAGGAATAGAACATGCTTTCGTAATGTATTTTAATAAGGATGGATACTCTACTTATTGCAAAGATTATAAAGAGTATTGGGATTGGGTAGAAAATAGGAACCAAGAAAGATTTACCGATAACATGGTTCATAATAAAGGATACGATGGAAAGAATTTGGCTCACTGTCACAGGCTTTTAGATACAGCTCTGGAAATTTTCGAAGGGAAAGGTATTAATGTTAAGCGAGAGAATAGAGAACAGCTATTAGCTATACGAAGAGGAGAATATGATTACAATTCTCTGATAGAAGAAGCTGTAACTAAGATTCAAAAAATCGATGATCTGTTAGAAATTTCTACGTTACCAGAACATGTAGATAGAGACTTTGTCAATCAGCTTTTGCTTAAGATTCGAAAACTTCGTTACCAAGAAGATATGCAGTTTGCAGTTTCGTTCCCTCCGCTACCTTAAGGTCTTAGATAAGATAACTGTCTTTTTCCACTCCAACAACTTAGTATTGGTTATATTCAACTTTAGAGCGAAAGTTTTGACCACTGAAAAAAATTTCAGTAAGATATAAATGTCTGAACTAAATTAAATTTATCATATTATCAATATGATACAAGAAACAGAACTTTCAACATTGTTATTTTTCGATTTAGAAACTTCATCTGAATTCGGATCTTACGATGAGCTTTACGAGAACAATCCTAGAAAAGCTGAACTTTGGAGAACAAAGTGTATTAAATCTGCATCTAAAGAACCTGAAAAATGGGAAGACTATAGACAAGCTTATTTAGACCAGTCTCCTTTGTACGCAGAATTTGGTAGAATAGTTTGCGGTTCTTTTTGCTACTTAACTACTTCCTCTGTCAATAGTGGAAAAATGGTTTGGTTAGGAAAAATGAAAAGTTTCTATGATACTGAAAGATCTGAAACTTCAGAAGTAGAACAAGTATTAAAACCTATTTCTGAGTTACTTTATAACATTGATCGTGCTGGAAAAAGCATGAGACTATGTGGTCACAACATCAAGAAATTTGATATTCCTTGGTTAGTGAAAAGAATGGTGATGAATAATGTTAATGTTCCAGTACAGCTTCAAACATGGGGTAAAAAACCATGGGAAGTTACTCACTTAGACACAGGAGAACTTTGGAGCCTAGGAAACTGGGACGGTTACGTTTCACTTGACGTTTTATCTTGCTCGCTTGGCGTTCCTTCGCCAAAAGCTACTATGAGCGGAGAATACGTTGGAAAAACTTTTTGGGTCGAAAAAGACTACGAAAAGATAAAGAACTATTGTGAAGAAGATGTTAAATGTGTAGGTAGAATTTGTCACCGATTAACATCATCTACTCTTCCAATACAGTTCTAAAAATTACTTATAAGAAAGTTGCCAGAGGGACCAGAAGTAAGAATCATGTCCGATTTCATTAATACTGAGATCGGACATCGACGCGTAGACAGAGTTGAAAAAAGCCCAATGTTTAAGACTAAATGTGACTTTTCAGTCTTAGAGAATAAAAATTGGAAAATGAAGTCTTTTGCTAGAGGAAAAGAGATGATAATCGAATTCACTAATTACGATGATGCTGAAGAAATTCATTATTTGAAAATCAATTTTGCTAAAATTGGATCTATGCTCACATACAATACTCCAGAAGATGATGAGTTTTTTGACCGTAGAGCTATGGTGAGATTTTATTCGGAAGGCAAAATTTATTGCATATCTGATTTTACAAGATTTCTAATAACTAGATGGTCTTCAGAGTGGGATACTAATAGAAGTCCAGATGTTGCAACTCAACATAACGAATGGAGAGATTTAATGCACGAAAAAAGAAAAATTGAATATTTTAAAAGACCAATATTTCAACTTCTCACAGATCAAAGATTTTTCAATGGAATAGGAAATTTTTCAAGGTCAGAAATTTTAGCTAGAACAAGGTTTTCTCCTTTTACAACACTTCATGAAATATTATCCGATGAGATCTTACGAAATGATTTTTTCCAGACAACAAAAGATGTATTAAATCAAATTCACAGATTTGGAGGATTTCAATTTAAACATTGGATAAATCCTTTTGGAAAAAAAGATTTGGCATTTAATAAATGGGTAAGAGCTTATAACAAACCAAGAAAAGCATATTTCATCAAAGATACTAAAGGTGCTAAATTCTGGTTCATTAAAAGATGGGATGAAGAATATGCAGAATGGGTAGGTGAGAATGACATACTTGACCCAACCCTTTTAAAAAAGATATATAGTAAAAATAAACAAAAAAGATGGCAGTAACCATAACAACAATTCAACCACAGGATTCATTAGCTTCTTCAAGATTAACGTTGAACTCTAATTTCGCTTCTCTGAAAGCTGGAATAGATTCTGTTCAAGTTTTATTGAATCCATCAACTTCTATTTTATCAGGAGTTAAATCCGCTACTATCAATGACAATGCGGTACCGTTTTCTACTAGCATTTTTCAAGTAGGGAAAGGTTCTTCTTTGCTAGGTAATACTATTCTAGGGACAGTAGGAGCAAGCACTAGCGTATTAATTAACGGAACAGGAGGAGTTACAGTAGACCAATCTTCAGTTACGTTAACTAACGGTAATTTAAACTTATCTAGTTCTACTAGTTTAGCAAATTTTTCTGGAAATGTTAGTGTTTCTAAAGAATTGAGACTTCCTGGATTAGCTACAGCTTTTAGTTCAATGACTGGATTAACTGGCTCTACTACTATAAATGTAGCTACAATGAAATATCTAGTAATTAGTAATGTTAGTACAACAGGAGCTCAAACAGCTACATTATCAGCAGGAACTAATGGCCAAGTTTTAGAAATTTATCACAAAGCAGGAACACCAGGTTTCCCTGTTAATATTAGCGCTTTAAACTTTCAAGGTTTAACTGGCTCTATTACTATGCATAATACGGCTGATACATTAAAATGTGTATATGATGGTACAAAATGGTACTTGATGAATCATTCTCCGTCATCATTTGCAACAGGAGGTGCTACTTCTAGTATCACTTTTACACTTATTTAAAATTTTTAAACTAGGATGACAATATCACCATTTATAAGGCCTATACAGGTTCAAGGTGGAACTTTTTACACTTTTAGTTCTGCATCAGAAGATTTGTCTTTTACATTTAACAATGACGGAAAACAGTTTAAATTTTCTAAGTATGCACTGTTAAATATTCCTGATGTAAAAAGACCAGCTTTAGGTCCATTGAACTATGAAAATTATATTCAGTTTGATACAATACCTGGAGCTTTTCAGTATGTAGTAAATTCTAAAACTAACAACATGATGTTAGCTGAATCTCTACAGAATTACGCCATGAATATGGAAACTATGCTTACTAGTTATCCTACATACGATGCCAGTAAATTGCAAACAGTTTCTGAGAGAGTCTTTTTTAAGTGGTTAAAAGAATTAGGAGCTTTAAGATTTAAAGAAGCTTCTTCATCTGAAAGCCCTCTTACTGCAGGATTACATTTTACTGAAGAACATAACTCAGAAAAATACAATAAAGTAGTCCAGTATATAGGAGAAATTGATGTTGTAAACTCTGTAAAGAGTAAAGCTGATGCTTTTTCTGAATTATATGTTCATGTACCAACTAAAGATGGTGCAACACCTTTAGTACTTTTTAAATCTGTTAAAGATACTAACTATTTCCCTGGAGAAAATTTAGTTAACACGCCTTCAGATCCTCTGAATACAGAATTTATCTATGGAAGAAATTACAATCAAACTAATCCTGCAGGGTTAGATACTCATGCGTTTTTTGACTCTGATTCACAAACTTATGGAGCTACTTTAGGGACTAGCACTGGTAGCTTACCTGTTATTACTTTACCAGGAGAGTATCAACTTTTGAAATATGACGCATCAGTCAATGATTTTATAGTAGGTTGGTGGTTTTCTTACCCAGAAGCAAATTCCTATTGGTCACAACCTGCTGCATCTACAGGTTCTTTTGACGATCCTAGAAATGATTCTTTTATGATAAGAGGTGTTAAAGAGGGGACTAATGTTTCAACAGATGTTTTCTTTCAAAGATCTAGACTTGATGGTATTCAATTAGAATTTAATACTGCTAGCTATTTACCGATAGCTTCTAATCCAGCTATTAAAAGTTTTTCAGATTTTAATTCTCTTTCAGAATCAGTTTCTTTTGATTTTAATGCAGTTCTTGTTTACTACGATATTTACGATGTTTCTACTAACGCTAGAGCTACCAACTTGTTTGGTGTTCTTTTTCTTGACAATGTAGAAGATAACCCATCAGGAGGAGGTTATATTCCTAGACTTAAGAAATACAAACCTAACAGAGTAACTGGTCTAAACGGTAACTCTTATGGATTTAAGATTAATTTGAAATTTGACATAAATACTGAAGATGCTGCTATAGTAGCTGCAGTCAATGAGTATGCTCCATTCTCAATGCAACTTTTTGTAGATGCTATTAATCAATTACAAGGAGCTGCAGATACTCTTAATAATCAAAACTCATTAATAGAAAGTTTAAGATTAGAAGTAGAATCTCTTAAAGATTTGATTTATAACGGATCAGATCTTCAAGAGCTTGATGCTAGATTAGATAGTGTAGAATCTCAATTGCAAAATTCTCAAGCAGCATTGTCTAATTCTGATACGTTAATGGATCTTATTCAACGTAACTATGATGAAGTGATGAACATTTATAAGAATCAAACTTCAGTTTCAGTTTCTTATAACACAGATCTTCTTCAACAAGGTGACGGAATACTTATAGATAAGAGCACTCCTAACATGTTAGTCATAAAAAATGTAGAACAGTCTTACACTGTCGATTCTTCTCCTATTTGCAATTTATTGACAAATTTCACTACTACGCCTTCAGCTTGGACTAAAATAATACCTCTAAAAAGATTTGCTAATTATTTGAAAATTAGCAACGGATCAACATTGACAGTAGATAGAGATATTTATGTTTATATTGACGATTCGCAATTTAGATGGAGCACAGGACAGACTTATAAAGTAGTAGTTGATTATCTCTACCCGATGGATATGTATACTCAAGGATCTTTTGATTTAGTAATTTACACAGACGCTAAAGACCGATTAAATGTTGGACAATCATATTCTAAAGAAATTGGTAGAATTTCTTCTAATGACTTCTATAAAAAAGAAGGATCACCACAGATTGAAATGATATGTTTGAATAGTGACACATACGATTTCACATACGATATAATTTAAGAAAAAAACTATGCCAGAATTACCAAGTACCAATAACAGCTTAACTCAATTCTTAGCGCAGCTTGTTAAAGCACAAAAAAACTCTATGGAGATAATTGGCAAATTATCTCTAGTGACAAGTAGCGGAGCTGAATCAATTTCAATAGATATTGAAAACCAAGACGGGACTACTACTAAGTATAATGTTCCGGGAATAGGGTATATTAAGAATGAAATTTCACGTATCGATTCTAACTTTAACTCATTAGTTGGACAAGACGGAAAAGATGTTACTGTTAGGATGCCTGATGGTTCTTTCAAGAAAATAATTCAAACTACCTTATTTAAAGAGCCTAAAGAAATAGGAACGCTATTAGTTCCTTCTACATTCAATAGAAAAAATAACTGGTTCTTTGAAAGTTTCTTGAATCCTTTACTTTACGTGTCATTTGATATAACAAATTATGTTGAATACGACACTCAACAAGTTTCTTATAAGAGAATCATAGTTAACTGTGATACTGATGAAAAGAAACAGTATTTTGATAATTCCATCAAAGGAAAAAACGATATTAATTACGATATTTTAGCGAAAGATCTTGCTTCCAATAGAATAACTTATTTTATAGATGAAGATATTGCTAATCTTCCAGTTTCCATTGCTAGATACAGTGGAAAATTTGATGTTATTTCATACAAAGATGAAACTGTAGCTGTAGTTCAACCTAATGGAACTTCTCTTCAGACTAAAGTTAGAAAGTATAAATTAAATACTTTAAACTATTCTGATAATTTACAGAATTACAAAAATACTCAAATATTAAAACCTGGAGATAAATTAGATGTTGGCCAATCTACACGTTACGAAGTTGTTACAGTGGATGCTACTACTAATTCTATAACAGTGAAGAAAACTTCTGGTACTGAAACTATTCCAATTGGTGTAGAAGTTATCAGTGTAGGAGTAGATGCATTTTCATTAAAAGAAGTGCAAATAAATGTAGGCTTTGATGAAAGACAAGTTATATTCATAAAAGCTATAGATAGAAGCACTAATTTAACAACTAGAAATTATTCACCTGGCGTAGCTTTTTATAGCAATGAACTTCTTATTAATATTAATGGGGATCAGTATAATCTAGACTCTTTTTATAAACAAGAAGTTATGGACTTTGGTTCAGCTATACTTTCTTTAGTAAAAGAAGGTTCTATTCCTTCTGTTTATGGTGAAGTCCCTGATGCTCCTAGGCTGTCTGCTAGCAATTTCAACGTTTCATTAGTCAATGCTCAAAAATTTGATAGTAGTACTATTAAAAATCTAAAAACGAAAATTTCACAAAAAAGTACTGTAGCTTCTGAGTTAACTCAGATAGATGTAGCAATTGAAAAAAAGAAACTACAATTAAATACTTCTAAATTTAATTCTGATACAGAAAGAAAAGCAGTTCAAAACCAGTTAAATACTCTCATATCCGAGAAATCTTCAAAAAGTAATCTCTATGCTTCTATCATAAAAGATTTAAGTACTAGTGCAAAAAACCTACCGCCTGAATTATCTGCACCAAAGTATAGAGTTAGAGGATTTTTTCCAATACCCTCAGCTAAGACTTCAGCTAAAACTTTAGATCAATCGGTAATAGCATTTAGAGTATCTTATAGGTATCTTAGATCAGATGGTACTGCTCCAGGTACTGAACAGATAGATTTCATAGATAATAACGGTGAAACTGTAAGAGGCTATTTTTCTAACTGGCAAGAATATGACACAAAGATCAGACAAAAAGTTTACGATTCTACTCTAGGAATATACGTTTGGAGCAATGAGAATGTTCAAGACGCTGATGAAGTTAATATCAATCAGATAGATTTACCAATAAGCAAAGGTGAACAGATAGAAATAAGAGTGAAATCAATATCTGAAGCTGGATGGCCAGTGAATCCTCATACTTCAGCATGGTCATCAAGTATTATTGTTCCTTTTCCAGATTCTTTATCTAATGATGAAGAAGTGCTAGCATCTTTATCTTCAGCTTTATCTGAAGAGACTAGAGTTAATTTCAATCAAGATTTATCTTCTAGAGGACTAGACTTACATCTTTCTACATCTTTTGTCCAAAAAGATAAATATGTAGCTCATACCGCAGAAGTTATTTCTTCAGGTTTCTATACTACAGCAGGAGACAATATCAACCTTTATCAGAAATTAAAAGAAATGGATGATAAAATATCGGAACTGAAAGCGTTAATAGAAAAAGCAAAAGGAAAACTTCAAGTTTACATAATTGACCCTAGTGGCAATAAATCTTTGATATCTAATAATTCAACCATAGATCTTTTTGCTGGTTATTATTTTGATCAAGTTAACTCTCTTCCTGCTAATAAACAGAAAGGAGCTATAATCAGTTCTACATTCAAATTAGTAATAGAAAATGCAGCTGTTTCTACATTGCAACTTGCTTCTAGCTTTCCTGGAGGTTTAGATGTAGGCCTTCCTGTTTCTTCTACTAATATTGATTTAGATTATAGAAATAGTAGAAAATATGACCTTGTTCCTATATCTTTAAGTTCTCTTTTAAGTACATCTACAGCAAACAGCAAAAAATACCACGCTCCACCTTTCCAATCAGCACAACAGCTTTCACAATTTATATATTCTAGATATACTGATATAGGTCTTAAAAATCATCTTTACAAACAAGCTACAGGTTCTAATGGTCCTATTAAAAATAATACATACTATCCAGACTTGACGACTGGTGCAACTTCTTCATTTATATGGGATGGTAATTATACAGCAGGTGCACCTAACGGCGGAGGACCTTTATCGGATTTCTGTATTCATACATTACATCCCGATATCAATGACGGAAGTTCATCTTCTATTATAGATTTGAATCAACCAGTTGGAGCTACTTCAACTTCTCCAGCAGTCTACCCTAAACTTATTCACTCTACTTATTTTGACTTAGAATCGTCTAATACAGATGGTAAAATACAAACATCATTTATTACTACTAGTATCACAGGAGCAGTGGAAGAAAGATATCCTATAAAACTAGGATTCTATGAAAATGACAGGTATCTAGTAGGTGCTAAAACTTGTGGTTCTTATCTTTTCATCTCTCCATATTCTTACGCAGATATATTGGTAGAAGGTACTGACTATAGGTCTGTTAGAGAAATTGAATATGGAGAAGCTCATCAAATAGTTATTCCTGTTATATTTCAATATAGAATGACAGACTTTTTTGGTACAGGTACTGTTGGAAATGGTAGAGTTGGAGGATCTAGTGCCAACATAAAGAATTTAACTTACATTAAAAAGATAGGTTTAGACATAAACGTCAAAGATGAATCTATATTCTCTTTTGATATTCAAGTTACTGCTAAATATAAAGCAGATAGCCCAAGCCAAACATCGATTTCACCGTCTAAAAATACTAAACTAGTACCTAGACAGACTATAGCAATCTCAGAAATTTTCTAAAATGATATACGTAACTACTCCTCAGACTAAAATAGATAACTTGAAACGTACCGCCTCTTCACTTAAAGAGGGGTACGTTAACAAGATTTATTTCAATGGAGACAAAGCTGTAAAAATATTTACACTTAAAACTGATAGTGCTTTAAGTGATGCTACATTAACTTTATCGCAAGGACCTATTGGAAGTACTGGATCAGCTTTCAGTATTATTCCGGGAACTACTAATGGATCTTCTTCATTCACACTTCCTACTATAGGAGATTCTACATCTTTTATAATTTCATACGATTCTTCCAAAGGATCTGCTACTGAAGCATCTCTTACTTCTGACATTCCTATTTATGTTGAAGGTACTAATACAGTTTTTATAGATAGCAATAGTCCATTTTATATAGAAGTAGAGAATTCTAAATCAGTTACCAAAAGGCATTTAGGTCCTTTATTAAATAGGGATAAATCTGGAAACTATATAATAAATCAGTCAACTGGTAAAATAACTCAAGATGAAACTAGTTTTGGCTTGATTAGAACTAATCCTAAACTTTCGGGAAATGTTAAAATAACAGTAGATTCTAATAATGCTATATGGTTAAATAGTATAGATGCGGATAAAGAATTAGCAGATGAAAGATTTAAAAAATATAAATTAGGTCCAGAATCTTCGTACGCTTTGGACTTGAATAGATTTTTTGATTATGGCCAAACACCTACTGAAATAGTTTTTAGTTTATATGAAAAAGATCCTACATATCTTTCTACAAAAAGATCATTTGATGAACAGTTCGATAGATTTTATCAATATGGAGCTACTCAACTTTCTAGCAAATCTTATGATGAAGATTTTTCATTCTTTGCCCCATTATATCTTAAGTATGAAATTCCTGAATATTTTGTTATATTTAGAACTGACGGCCCTTTTAACAAATTCACTTATGAGGCTTTACAAAGTGAATGGCAGAATCACGTATCTTCAGATATTTTAGCAAATTCTCAAATAATTAAAACTTTTGATTTATCAGAGAAAAGTAATATAGGTAAATACTTAAGAGGAATTGTCAACCATCCTTCTAGAAGAGAATCGGAAATAACTGTATCTTATCAAGAAAATGGATACACTACATTTAACGGTATTTCTTATCAAAACGGTACTTATGTTCAAGCTGGAGAATTACTTTATGATTATATCAATGAAGAAAATCCTCTTACAAACACTGAAGAATTTATCACTTTAGGATTCCAAAGAAACGGTGTAATAAGTTCCCATGTAATTAACCTCGAATTCTTGTTTAATGATGACGATGCCGAAAACTATAGTATAAATAGATACTTTGGTTTATATGTGAATTCAATTGACCTAGCTTCTTTTTCATTAAATGACGATGCTCTATCTCAATTTTCTTTTGATATAAACCAAACCCCTTTCCCAAGAAAAGGTATAGATGGTACTAAAGTTTCGCAAAAATCATTTGTACAAACTAATAACGATGGTATTAAATTGTACATTGAAGCTGATTCTATAGAAAGTTTACCTAAAATAACAGAAAGTGCTTTTAGTAGCATAGTCGATAAGATTGAATATATTTCTGGAACTACTTTTTCAGTAGAAATTCTAGGAAAATTTGATGATAAACTTATCAATGGTGAAACTGTATTATTCAGCAACGGAAGCATAGATGCTACTGCTACATTAGCTAGTTTTACCTTTAATGATGATGTGACTACTTTAAATTTTTCAGTTTCTAGTTTTAATTCTACTATACCATTCTCATTGTTTTTAACTTTTAAAAGCTGGTGGATAGATTTTTACACTCCGGAAAAATTAAAATCATTTGAAAAGAAAGTTTTTGATAATAACTATATAGAAAAAGCTCCTAGACTTTTTTACTTGAAAGACAATGACAATAATTTAAGTTCAGTAGCTTCTACTGCTATAAAATACACTAATACTGATCCTTTTACTCGAACAGAAGTTATAGAGGTTTCACTGAAAGATACTAAAGTAGATATTTCTAATTATTCAGGCTTTTCTAATTTACTTACACAGACAGAAAGTAAACTTCTTTCTAAAAGCAGTTCTTCAATTTCAATAGAAATAAAAAAGTCTTTTTCTTCTAATGATTTTATAGAAATAAGATGGTATTCAGGAGGCACTATTCAAGAATATCCTTTAAGATGGAGAGCAGTTGCTAATCATTCAAATTTAGCTCCTGGAGAACACTGGCCTTCTTATGCTATATCTACTGATTCAGAAGGAGACTATTATCTCTCATATTTTCATCCCGGAGATTCTGATACACTTATATCAACTATAGTTAAATCTATCCAAGATGCTTTTGATGTGTTTCCTTTTAAAAACTTTGAAGTTTTAGCAAAAGGAAATTTTCTGCATTTCAAATCTACACAAGAAGGAAGATTTTCTGAATCTTCTCAGTTACTTTTTTCTAACTTTAATGTAGGCTCTATATATGTTATGGGAATTCCTGCCGGAGAAAATGGAATAGTTAACTTTATTGGAGCTTCTAATAAGAATAAAACTAGAGCAAGAATTTCTAAAGATGTAGCAGAAGGTATGTTACTAGAAGAGTATATCAGCACAAGAGGAAGTTTTACTAATAATAGAAGTTATGATATATTAGGAAGTACTATAGTATTTTCACCCTATTTAGATGAACCTATTTATGATGAAGATGGAGAAAAACTTATCGATTTCAAAGATTCTGATATCTATAGAGTTATTTCTTTAGATGAAGAAGGTACTGAAATACAGATCACCTCTGATGATAAGATAACTACATACGAACTGTTTAGACCTAAATTTGGTATCTTATCCGTTCTTCCTGTTAAAGATTTTGATTCAGATTTTTATGTTTCTGACTATGTTAAGACTTATACACCAGAACTTATTAAATATTTTGGAAGAGATGTTCCTCCTACTAAAATAGTATCTATGACAGGTGTAACTGGTGGATATACATGCACATTTGATAAATCTTTTGAATTTCCAAATTATCCAGTTTCTTTGCCTTTCTTGTTATTATCGGATGGTGGTTCTACAGATCCTATTTTATACAATGAAAGCACTCAAATAATATTTAACTCTGAAGGAAATACTGGATTTTTAGTTCAAGGAGATGGTACTATTTCAATTCCTACTGATGAAGTACCTACTGTAGGATCAACCATATTGATGTTACCTAATGATAAGCATTTATACTACACGGAAGAACTCCTTTCTAAGTTTAAAGGATTTTTAACATTGAGTAACGCAGTATCAGATGAAGATGAAGCCAGATTTGAATCTTTGGAAAATTTATGGGATCCTTCTAGATTTAATCCAGAATTAAGTTCTGAATATGATAGGTTAGGAGAGAATTTTTTGAAGACTTTGGCGTTAAAATCTAGAGTAGTTCCCTATTGTGCAAAATGGGTTTCGCCACAGGGGAGAGATGTTAGAGATAATCCATATAGATTTAATTATCATAGATCTTTTGGAAATATGAATTTTTCTCCTTCGGAAAACTTACAAGTTCCTAACCCTATCTTTTTTACACATGAATGGCCCTATATAGATTCAGTGCCTCTTGACTTTCCAATATTAGATTACCCTGAAAGTACATTTTCTTACTTTTTTGATGAGCTTAATGATACTTACGATTTCTCTTCATTGTCTAGAGACTGGTTCACACAGTATTTTTCTGTAGGATTTCCAGTTGAAAAAACTAAAGACAAGACTGGAAATTATCAGTCAGTGAAAATAGATCCAATTGAACGTTATTCATATTTTAATTATGAATCTTTTACTGAAAATACATACACATTCTTTAGAGGATATAGGCTTCAGATATCAGAAAAAGACTTATTAACCGGGCAGATTCTTCCAAATAGTAAAAAATATAATAATTACAGATTTTCAGTTATTATAAAGACTGAAGAAGAAGACCCTGTTAAAATACAAGACCCTATAGAATTTAAGACTATAGTTAATGAAAAATGGAAGTTTATAGTTCTTAAAATAACTGTGAGAAGTGCAAGTTATAGATTTCCTTCTGGAAAGATAGGCTACACTGACATTTACACTTTTCAAAATAGTAATGATAAAGCTTTTTATGATTATGAAACTTCTCCAACTTTTCCCTTAATAGGATTTACTTCTACGATACCAACAGATAAAAAATTATCTTATCCAGTAAATTTAGAGAATAGCTCTCTTGATCCTACACTCAGTTCAGTATTTAATTACTATGATTCTTATCCTAGTAATAATACTTTTATTGATAATCTAGTAAATCAGATCTTACCATTACCTAATGGAAATTTTTCTAATATAATAGCTTTTAATGACTCAGTTGGATTTCAGACTTGTGCTACTATACCAGCTGCGTCTTCTGTATATGATTTAGATAGTATTCAGCTTTCAGATAATAAAGGATTTTTGAAAATTTCAGCAGTTCTCCCAGTACTTACTGTTACATTTCCGTATTCTACCGTAGCTTGGAAATCTTACACATTTTATCATCAGACAGGAGGTAATAACTCTTTAAAAGATTTATCCGAAAGACTCTCTTTTCAAGAAATTAGTAAAGTTATAAAAGGCACTTCAGTAAGAGCTACAATGCAGTATGATATTTATTTAGAAGATGGAAGTACTTTAAATTCTGCTAATTTTGTAATGAATACAATTGCTCCTGAACCACTCACTAGAATCTATGACTATTATCCAGTAACTGATCCAATAAAACCAAGCGCTTTTTATAACTTGGATAATATTGGAGTTATTTTACAAGAACAGAAAGACCTTCAGACTATTTATAGATATCAAGGTGATTTTTCTCCAAAATTTAAAGATGTTCTTAAGTTTTGGTTAAGAGAATCGGACGATTTCACATCTGCTGCATCTAGAGATTTTTTATTGAATAATACTCACTTTGCAGAAGAGCTTAAAGATTTTTCTATTCTAAATAATCAATTCTATAATAAAGTTTCTGATACTGAAATATTGACACTTTCACCAGATAGCGGTTTTAGTCCTGTCTATCCACTAATAAATGAAATTTCAATAGACAGAAGACCTCTATTTACATGGTGTTCTTCATGGGATCAGAATTATTATAGAAAACATATCACAACTTCTTCTTTTCAGGAAGTTAAAGGTACAGAAGAGATGAAAGAAGTTAAATCTATGTTTGGTAGTAAATTAATGAAAGTTCCAGATCAGTACGATCTATACCAATTCAGATTACAAGAAATGCCAAGTTTAGCCGATTTGGAATCTTCTACTGCTGAACTTTCATATCATCTTTCTCCAGATACTTTAACTGTTCAAGTAAATGTATATGAAAGGCTTTTGAGAGAAATGCTAGGAAGTGACATTGATATGAGAGCTAAGACTGAATTTTCTAAAGCTGTTAATGAAATTTCAGATATTTTTGGAAATTCTACTATCTATGATAAAGCTAAAGAATACTTAATTGACAATATTATAGATCTTTATCAAATAGGAAGTGTTAAACTTTATGTTTTACAAACCGGATCTGCTTCCGAAAATTTAATAGCAACTGCGTCAAATGTCATCCCTTTTACACCAAGATCTGTCATAGAATTTAATTCCACTAATGATGGCAATCAGACTTTCAATGAAATAGAGTTGAGATCTAAAAAATATATCATGAAAAATGATGTTAAGGTAATTCAACTAGATAAAATGAAATTCCAAATAGTATATCCTCTAGATAGTAGATTTTACACTTCTATTTCAGTGGGAGTTACTACTACAAGGATATAACTCAATTTTAACAGAATATATAGACAAACAAAGAAGTATTAAATGTCACAATTAAATTTAAAACAAATACTTTCAGGTGATAATCTGTCTGTAGTAGTAGATAAGTTAAACTACAACTTTAATCAGATAATACTAAACGGCGGAGGTCCTCAGGGACTTAGAGGACTTATAGGGTCTCCTGGTTTACCAGGATCTCAAGGGTTGAGAGGTGTTACTGGACCTATAGGTGAAGCCGGGACTCATATCTACGCATCAGGAGCTTCTCCAGGTACTTATCCTTTTGGAACAGGCGGAGAGATTTTGCCTAGAACTGAAGATATTTTTATTGAGACTACACCTGGATACTTAGCCGTATGGGAACTTTCTCCAACAGGAACAAGTAATTATTGGAGAGAAGTTGAAAAACTTACTGTTCCTTCTAGTGCGCTGTCTAAGTTAATATATGACTCTAATAATGGCCCTATTCCTCCTGGCACTCTTGGTGCCAGTGCAACTTGGACTACTGTTTCAAATGATCCTACTGTATCAGGAAAAGTTTTGATAGGATCGCCAGATGCACTTTATGGAAATTTTATATTTAATCCATCAGCTCCTATCACAAGTAATATTCCGAAATTTAATAATGCTCTTTCGTCACCAGTGGATTATTCTGATTCACTTTTTACATTAGCTGCAAGCCGGAATCAGTTTAGGATTTTAGATTCTAGTAGAGATCCTGATGAAATATATCTAACTACAGGAGGTGTTTTACATAGCTTAGAAACAGATACTGCATCAGGTGATTCTGTTTATAAGATTAAACATGGTGACAGCATTGGTCAGAAACATTTTTCACTTGTTCTTAATAATGCTTCTACTAGACCTACTTTGCTCTATAGTGACAAAGAAAATAGACTAGGAGTAGGTACTTCTATAATGACTCCGCTTGTATCATCTTTAGTAGTTAATGGAGGATTTGCTGTAGGTAGTAGAGATAATGGATTCTATCTTCCTGCCAACGGGGCTACAGTTTCAAACGGAATAGGTGGTATCATCGAAGGTAATGTAGCAATTGGAAAAAATAGAAATACTCTAAGTAGATTAGGAGTTTATAACAGGGATACCACATTTGGTGCTGATATTGTTATTGACACAGATATTACAACTTCTACTCCTTCTGCGGTATCTGACCTAGTATTAGGAGGAAATCTATATGCTAAATCTATAAATAGTACAGTTGATGCTAATTATTGGAGGTTTAGACACGATTCAAACTCTTCACCTACTAATAGTAATTACAGAAAATTGACTTTAACCAGTTTTCAAGCTGGTATGACTTCCACTGGTGTGTCAGTATCTAAAAACGTAATAGCTTTTGGCCTGACTGCGAATTCCGCTGGAGTTTTTGGACAAGTACGTATAAATTCTGAAGACGTCTATGATACTTTTGAAGTTAATTCTGGAGTATCTACTATTTCTATAGGAAGACAGGACGGCAATGGCTCTACTAGCTGGATGTCTTCTCATATAGGATTTAATTTATCTAGAAGTCCTGTTAATAATTTATGGAGAAGATCAGGAGATGGTACAAATAACGCAGGAAGTACTATTTGGACTTCTCCTCATAAAGGCCTTGGAATATCTTTCATGGGATCTACAGGAGGAACTGATGCTACAGGTATTACAGATCTAGACATACATAACTCTACTAGAGTTTATTTTGGTACAGCAAATACAGTAAGTGCTGGTACTTATGCCGGATCTTTAATCTTGTCGGAAAAAAATATAGCTAGCAATTTTACTACAATTCCAGGACTTTTGGTAGATACTGCAGCAGCAGGTACTACTGGATCCGGTAATGATTTTACTAACTATAGAAGATATATCGGTAGATTTGGAGACTCTACAAAATTAGGATCTCCTATCATAGCTACCACAAATGGATTAACACAGAGTAGTTTAACTGGACATAAAACTCCGTATAATAATACTATTAATTTTGTTCCTCATTATACATGGTTTGGTAAAGAACAATCTGGTCTTTTTACTTCAAATATTAATAGTAATAATAGTAAGTTTCCTAATGGACTTACTGGTGATATAGTAGGATTACAAGTTAATGGATGGGCTGGAATAACTATTAATGGTACAGATTGGGTACAAAGAGTAGGTATTGGTAATTCTGATCCTCATGAATTTTTACACATAGGAGAGAAACTTGTATATAATAACGATAAAAAGTTCATTGGATTTAATCTTTATTATGATAACGCTAGTGCAGGATATAAAAGACTTACAGGATCTACTGCATCCGGGGGCACTCAGACTGGTGCTTTCTCTTTTGATTTTAAAGAAAAAGATAGAGTGGATGGAAATACAGGACTTACGAAGTATGAATCTTTAGGAACTTCTCTCTATTTAACGCCTTATGGTCTAGGTGGTACAAATACTCCATTAACATCTCCTACACAAGGTAAAAATTATAGAGGATTTATTTTCTCTCCTCCGCCAACTAGCCCTAGTACTACAGGATGGTCTAATGGATCTAGTAATGTACCTCAGTTATTTGTCGGATTAACTGAAGATGAAGCTATAAATAGTTACGTTTCTACTAGAAGAGGTACTTTAGCCCTAGCTGCACAATATAGGATGAAGCCTGCTATAAATGCAAATCCTCCATCAGGACCTTTTGGAGTAACTATAGAAGATCAATATACTATAGGTTTATATAGTCCAAATGGATACCCAGTTTCAGGCATATATAGTTTAGGGGGAAATTATGCAGGTTCTTCTGTAAAAACTTTCGGATTTAATTTCTTAGGAGAAGGAGGTAATGCTATTGCTGGAGATATTCCTATTTTCCACGCTTCAACAGACTCTTTATTAACTAACGCTTTCCAAAGAACAGTTAATTTTGGAACAGGATTCAGAGTAGGTATTAATTCCGCGCCTAGACCTCAAACCATAGCTTATTCAAATTTTAATGACCCTATACATGATTTTGCTTCATTAGTAGTAGGGCCTGCTTTAGATGGAATTCCGTCTAGCGCTGGAGTAGCTATAAATGCAAAAGGATCTATAGTAATAGATTCATCTGTTATAGGAGGTTCAGAAGGAGGTAACACAAGCTTAATTTTTAAGAGTAATTCTATAACTACTAGTTATGGAACTACAAGAAAAGGTATAGAAGAGTATTACGGGGATTGGGCTATTCAGTATTTTAAAATTAATGCAGATGAAGCTGGCTTAAATTTCTGGAAACCTGCTGGAGGAAGTATTGGTGCAGCTGCACAACAAAACAATATTTTCTACATTAGTGATAATGGATCTGTGGGAATTGGGACAACTGATTTTACATTTAAAACAGGTGTAAATGGAGCTAATAATGGATCAGTAATGGGAGTTGGTTATGGTGCTGGACAACCTGGTTCCGCAGATGATGGCTATACTGAAGTATGGTCAGCTCAATCATATATCAATTCTGTTCCTAATGCAACATTATTAAGCAATCCACAAGGCTCTTTAAATAATAGAGTCTGGAGAGCTAAGTTAGCTGTTAATGGTATTACTAAACAGACTGGTTTAATAAACGTCTCAGATCAAAGATTTAAAAATGAATTAGCTAGGCTAAGACCTGGTCATGGCCTAGAAAGAATTCTTAAGCTAGATCCTGTCTTATATTCTTGGAAAGAAGAATATCATCCTGAAATAGGTGGTAAAATAGAATTAGGGTTATTTGCTCAAGAAGTTAAAGAAGCTATTCCGGAAGCAGTCTCTACTATTCAGACTGATAAATTTGAAGATGAACATGTTCTTGAGTATAACGCAGTTTTCACTACTATGGTTGCAGCTATTAAAGATCTCAATACTGTAGTTGAAGAGAAAGATCAAAAAATCAAGAACCTTGAAGATAAACTTTCTAAAATAGAAGAATTACTAGCTAAAAACGGAATTAAATGAAAACAGTAGAATTGCAAGAAAAAGAAATTAACGAAGCTAACTTCATTATTGAAAAATATAAGAACGTAGACACTTCTTTGCGAACAATAGAAAAACAACTTGAAGCTTTAGATAAACAGAGAGCTGATGTAATGAAAAAGCTTGAAAACATACAAAAAGAAGAAGTTAAATTCTTTAAAAAATTAAAAAAGAAACATGGTGAAGGTAGATTAGATCTCTATACCATGAAATACGTAATAAACAATGAACCTGACAAAGAATCTTAATTTAATTGCCTTTGGAGCAATAGCATTGTTCTTATTTATGTACTTAAAGAGCTGTGATGAGAGAAGCAAGCTGGAAGAAGAATTAGCTATTAGAGATAATAATCTAATAGCTTTGAAAGATTCTCTTCGAGTAGAAAAAACAAAGAACGGAGAACTTCAGTACATTAAGACTGCTTTTATAGCAGATATTAAAGCTTTGAAAGAGCTTAATAAAGATCTTTACAATGAAGTGAAATCTCAGAAATCTGAAGTGTATTACATATCTAAGATAACTGCTGAAATAAAAGATCGTATCAAAGGATTCACTCCAGGAGGAGATCATAAGTATGATCCTGTTTCAGGAAACGACAATATCTCATGGGAATTTGATACTACTGGGACAAATTGGGGAAGAACTATCGAAGGATTGACTTCATTTAAAGTTACTTCTACTTGCAATGGGTATAAAATTGAACCGAAAGGAAGCCAGTTGAAAGATGTCAAATATAAATTTAGTTTAGTCACTGGAATTAAAGAATCAGAAATCAACAAGGGAAGCTTAGAAATTTTCATAAATTCTACTTATCCGGGAATGACTTTTACTGATATACAAGGTTCAGTGGTTAATCCGGAAGAGTTAAAGAAATACTTACCTTCTCCAAAACCTCATAAATGGTCCGTTGGACCTTATGTAGGAGTAGGTTACGGTGTAACATTGCAACAGACTCCAATGTTTTTTCCGGTGTTTAACGTAGGAATTGGTCTACAATATAAAATTTTTTCATTCTAAATGGGTTCATCTTTCTATTTACAATTAGCTCCGTATATATTACTGGAGTACACTTACGGAGGGTCGGATACTTCGTATCTTTCTAGTCAAGTTAAGCTCTCTAGAATAGAAAATAAGTACACTGGTGAAATGCAGTTCCTCAATGGATCAGCTGCACAACACACTACACAGAACGTTTTAGATTACTCAGCTGCTAATATAGGTGGATACAAATGGGCATTTTTAGACAAAGATGTTCCTGTTCCTTATATCGCTACTGATTCTAACTTAGTGTATACTGATATGAGTGGAATATTCACTTCTACCTATGTTCAATACGATAGAGTTAGATTACATTTACTTAGCGGTTACAGATTAGAAGATATACAAGGGTTGATAGCTCAAGTGTATGTTAAAGAAGCTCAGACTAGTAAAAATGCTATTTTAGCTAATAACGTTTACTTAAACAGCGACGAGAGAGATATCTTAAATCCTAAACCTCTTTTACTTGGAGATAGAATGTACGATAGATACATTGAATTCTTAGTACCTTCTCTTAAAGAAGCTAACAGAGATTTCTATTCTAATCCAGTTAATCCAATCTCTATTGGCTACCAGTATTCTTCTAATACTAGAGGATTTCTTTATAATTCAGCTATCTATATAAAAGTTTTCGAGATCTCTAGCATAGAACAGAAAAGTGGAAATCTTATTCTTTCTACTGCAGATGATTTTGAAATCAATGTTAACCAAGAAGATACTTACTCTTTACTAAAAGCTAACATCGAAGAAGCTAGCGATGGCGATTACTTTATCTATTACCCTACTTACGCAGGAAATTTTATAGAAGAATTTATAGCTGAACTAAACTCTATAGGTGGAAACTATTCTGTCCTTAACGATATAGATGTTTATGAACAAATAGGAGGAGATAATTACTTAACGTATTCATTTACTCAAGTTCAACAAGGAGACTTTGATCAACCTTTAGAATTTAGACCCGTTGTTAAATACGCTGATAGTGCAGTTTCTTTTTCCATAGATTACACAGTTAGAATCTTTAATAGAGAAAACGGTTATCAAATAATCAGAAAAGCATCCTCTACTTCTTACTACCCTAAGAAATACGGAAAAAATTTAGAGAAAATCGCTCTTTCGCAACAGTCTTATCCGTTTAAAGTGTACAATAAAGTTTACGGTGGCGCTACTGTTACTCACAATTCACCAGAAATTACTACTAGCGGATTCAATACAGTTTACATTCCTGTTTTCTATGATTCAAGAAATGTAGTTATACAAAATAAATCAGTTTTAGCGGATGGTGCTAATCCTCTTGATCCAAATTTTGGAACAGACGGAATCTATCTTGGCCAAGGAGACGCTAGACTTTATCTAAGTGATTTTGATGCTTATTTCAAGATTTCAGTTTTTCAAGTAAATTCACCGCCCAAAAAAATGGACTTATCTGCTAGCACTATACAGCTGGCGTTCAAAGATACTACGGGTAGTTTTATAAAGATACCAGCTCTAGATAATACTACTGACAGTTCTTCTGTGCATGGTGAACTTGTGTTCAAAGTTCCTGGATATGTCAAAGAAAAAGTTATAGGCAAGAGTACTTCTGTGAAGAATTTCTACTTAATATCTAGCACTCCTGGCGCAGCAGACACTATACTTTACACAGGAACAGTAGACAATATAGACAATATTGCTAAAGAACAAGCTAGAGTGAAAACTTTAGCTAACGCTGTACTATCTGGTACTACACCTACTCCTGCAGCTTCTACGTCTACAACTAGTACAAGTACTACGACTACAGCAGCAACTTTACAAACTGGAAAAAGCGGTAAACCTTCTCTATTAGATACATTAACTACTGCAAATAAAGAAGGTATTAACAGCATTAAGAAAACCGAAGAAACTCAACCCGTTGATATTCCAGGATATACTTTTGATGCTAACGCATCTTCAGTTAAATCTGGAGTAAAACCGGTGTCTGATGCATCTAGAAATAAAGCTGAAAGTGAAATTAGCAACAAACTGTCTCAGACTTCTGGAACACAAACTACTTTAAAAAAATAAACCCTACGCCTTATCATACTAAATAGCAAAAATAATCAGTTTGTATTCAGATTTCCAAAGGGTTTTATTTACCCTGAAATAGAAGAGAAATACAATTACTACCTGAAAAGGTTACCAACTCCTTTTGAGAATATTTTAGATTACGTTAACCATACTGTGCAATCAGTTTCCTTTCCTTCTGTTACTGCAGATCAAGTTGAACAATGGGTAGGTAGAAGAACTTCTGCTAATGATAACAGAAGCAAAGCTATAACAAAAAACCCTCAACGTTTTAGACAATCTGTAGATTTTGAAAGACTTGTGCCGAAAGAATTTACAGTTAACATGAAAGCTGCAGACGGTTATTTAAACTACTGGGTTCTTTACGAGACTTTCAGAAAATACCTTGAAATAACTAATGATGAAGAATATCTCCCAGATATGAATATTATGTACTTAGATCGAGAAGGGTATCAAATGTTGACTGTAGATTTTAAACAGCCTCTGTTAACAGGAATCTCTGAAGTTGAAATGAACTACTCATCTACTGCTATGGAATTCAGAACATTTGCCTTAAATTTTAAGTACAACTGGTTTGACATCAATATCGCTTTAGACTAAGATAAATAAAACAAAATCTAGTATGAAGACATTTGATGAAATTTTGTTTGAGAAGAATCTGTCTCTTCAAGATGAAATTATGTTAAACACTATTCTTGAGATGAAACTCTCTGAACTTGGAGAGCTTATACCTTTTCAAACAGTAAAAGAATCTGAAGATATTAGTGTTAAAGAATATAATGAATTAAGAGAGATTGTAGATTTATACGGAGAAACAAAGATAAGAGATATTGATGAAGGTATCTTAGGTAAAGTTTTAGGAGGTATCGCCGGTTTTGCGGTAGGTCCTTCTGTTGGAAAAGTTATAGCTAATGCGTTAGGAATAGAGAAAGGTATTATCTATGACATGTTAACTTCTAGGTTAGTAGGAGCAGCGCTTGGTTCTGCTATTACTAAATATATAGGAGGATCAAGATGATAAAGAATTTTAAACTATGGGAATCATCTCATGAAGAACAAGTTAAAAAACTCATAGATGATTATAGAGATCAAGCTAAAGATCTTGGATTCAGTGTCCATATTGAATACAATCAAGAAATTGGACATGTTAAACTAGGCATTTCCATGATAGAGCTTTCTACAATGAAAACTTTATCCGCAAAAACACCAGAATCTATGGAGGTTTTAAAACATAATCCTGTTCTAAAATGTTTTCTACAATTGACTAAATATATAAGTGAAGAATGGGCATATTTTTACAAAGAAGGCTTGATTTCTGATATTATAGGAACCATTATTGATAAACAAATGATAGATAATATTAGAGTAAATAAAACAGGGAACCATGTAGGTATTTATCAATCAGGTAAGGATGAAAGTGGCAGATTTACAAAAGCATTAATTAATATATGTGAAGAAAAATTGTCAAAGATACAAGGTTCTATAATTACAGAGCAACATGAAAGATATGCATTTGTTGCATCATTTCCAGTCTCTTCTGTCTTTGATTTTGATTTTATACATGTGACAGATAGTACTTACTCATCGGGGATAATGAAGATTTTTAAAAGTATTATGGAAGAAGTTCGCAAGAAACCCCTTATTGTAGCTAAAAAATACGGTTTATGACAATAATAGGAATAGATATGAGTAAAAATTCGCCTGGTGTGTGCGTACGTGTAGATGAGAAATTATCTTTCTATTCGTTCATCAGAGGAAAGGAGACAAAGAAGAATACTGCACACTTTTCATCTCTTAGAGATAGAGATGTTAAAATAGTGTTGAATCCACGCTCGACAAAAATAAAAGAATATTCAGAGCTTGAAGTTTGGAAAATTGAAGATGCTTCATTGTTAGCAAAAACTATAGTTGAAAATTTGCCCGATGAAGCTGATATGGTAGGAATTGAAGGTTTCTCTTACGGTTCAAAAGGAAATTCAGGACTTGATATTGCAGGTTATGCTTATTGCTTAAGGCAAGCTCTTTTTGAAAAATACGGGAGTAGCCTTTGTATCTTTTCTCCTTCTAATGTTAAGAAAACTGCAGGAAAAGGAAACGCTGGAAAACCTGAAATCAAGAAATTTTTTCTAGAATCTCAAGACCCTACATTGCAACTAAACAAGTTTTGGAAAAGTTTATATGAGAATGAAATTGTGGATGAAAAACCTGTAGATGATTTGATAGATGCATACTATGTGCAAGAATGTACTCGTCAATACTATCAATCTAAATTAATGGTTACTATATAAAAGTGTAAAAACGATACCAGAAAAAACGACAATAATTGTGGAGATTAGAAAATTTAAAATAAAAGATTTTAACGAATTCACTAATGAGAATTCTTCTCATGAGCAATCAAGTTCTCATGATATCGTTAACGAGTGTATAGTGATTGGTGGAAAATTGGATGATAAAATGTTCCTCTTTAAAAATAGGGATCGTTCTTTCACGCCAGAATCTAAAGTCGTAAGAGAAGACTATAAAGGAACTGAAATTGTCTATTATACTGATGAGACGGGATGGGTAGAAGGGATGAACGAACACGGTATAGGATTTGTTTTTTCTGCATTGATCGGTAAAGAGTACGAAGGTTATGATCCTTCTTACCACGTCACTGATAAGCCTAAACCACGTAATAAAAGAGAACTTACTAAGTTCAGTAAATTTAGAGAAGGAATCTTGAAAGTTCTAACTTCTAAAAATGTCGATGAAGCTGTTAAAAGAATTCTAGATTCTGGAAAATCAGGAAACTTTATTGTTTCGGACAAAGAGAAGATGATAGAACTTGAAGTTTTCAAAGGAAAGCAAGTTATAGATGAAGTTGATCTTACTGAGATTAGAATCAAAAATAATCACGGAGAACTTATCCCAGAAGCTGGTCACCAACCAAACAGTAATTCTGTTAAAAGACCTGTTAGTACTATAAGACAACAACAAGCAAAGACACAACTCTACGGAGTGAAATCTCTTGGAGAAATTCCTACTAGAATGAAATTCCAAGCTTTTGATTTCAACTCTCCACTTAACACATACAGAACTGATTCAGAAGAACATACTATATCACAATGTTTGATGAATCTTACAGACTTAGAATTTTTCTTTTTCCATGATAATCTTACAGCTAATCACGTAGTAATGGAAGATAAACTAGAAAACGGAAACATAAAAATAGAAGTTAGAGAGTCTTAATAACTGATCAAGAATGGCTATAAGTGTTTTACAAGGGAGATCTTACAGTATAGAAAACGGTCTCTCGACAGAGTCGCAGACTTATTACGTAGTAGGTAAATTTTATTCACCTCAGAGAGTTGATAGTTCTCTAGGTTGGAAAGACTATGATGATTCTCCTTCTTATACAGTCACTGTTAGTTACTTAGTAAGAAAAGCAATATTTAACGGAGAAACTTGGCAATCTTACAGTGATGAAGTTGAAATAGTTCCATCTAATTTTGTAGAAAGAGTTTTAGAGAGCATAGACTTGGAAAGAATTCCGTCTGTAGTTGAAGGACCAAGTTATCTTGATTTAAATGATCTTTCTTCTTCTAAAACTTGGTTTATCGAAGACATAATAGAAAGACCTGTTAGAATTGATAAAGCTTTAATGTGGAAGGACCCTGAGTATGATAAGCCAGAGTTCTTAACAGTTTCTTGTGCTATATGTTTACCTGCATATTATGATAATATATGGAGAGCAGATACTAATTCAGAAACTTTTATAGTCCCATTATTTTTAATTTCTAATGTTTATGAATGGACACAAACTTCTTATAGAGTAGATCCTTCTACGGTCAATAATACAATAATAGTAGTAGGACCTAAAGGTGATAAAGGGGATTCTGGAGAAAAAGGTGAATCTGGTAATAGAGGTAACGATGGATCAACAGGAGCAACTGGTGCAATGGGTCCTAGAGGTTTTCAGGGAGCTGACGGCTCAGAAGGAGCACCTGGACCACAAGGTTCTGCCGGTCCTCAAGGTGTTGCTGGCCCTCAAGGTGCTATAGGTCCTCAAGGAGAACTTGAAAAAAATTATGATTTCTTTTATCAATCTAATACTCCAAATGGATCCGGAACTTCTAGTATACTACCAGGAAGTACGTGGTATAATACTTCTACGTCTATTACTTATGTCTATATTTTTGACGGTGAAGACTATTATTGGTTAACAATAAATGTACAAGGCCCGGTGGGTGTACAAGGTCCTGCAGGGTCTTTTGAACCTCCTAAGATGACTACTACAGAGATACTTTCTATAGTATCTCCATCTACGGGGACTACTATATTCAATACAACTTTAAATGCTATGTGTTACTATGACGGATCTGACTGGAAAGTTTTAAACAACACTAATATGATATGAAATTTCCTAAAAATCCTGAACAAGGATATAAATTTGTTGCAGAGAACGGGCATGCTTTTATATGGAATGGTGCTGCATGGGATACTGTATCAAAAGATGATAAAAAATTTAGCGCTTCAACGTCTGCATCTTCCGAAGAAGTTAAAGAATTTTTTAATCCTGACGGAGAAATGAATGTTTTTCAACTTAGCACAGTGCCTCTATTAGGCTCTTTGAAAGTATTTCTTAATGGTATGTTACAAACAGAAGATTCTAACTATGATTATGTTTTGGAAGATGATAGAGTTGTATTTTCATTTCCTCCTTTAAATGATTCAGACATACAGTGCATTTATCGTAGACAAGTATATACTAGCGTAGCTAATGAACTTCCAGTAGGTGATATAAATGGAGAAAATAACTCTTTCAGATTAAATAATTCTCCATACCCTGATACTGAACAAGTTTTTCTTAACGGTATGTTGCAACGTAAAGGCATGGACTATTCAATATATGGAAATATGATAGTTTTTAATGATTCTCCAAAAACGGGAAGCATCGTAATATGTAATTATAAAGTTTAAAATTAGTTTTATTCCAGAGTAACTGTGGAAACTATTTTTAAAAAGAATTAAATATATAAAATAAAGTAGACAAACATGAACTATATAACATCAGATTTATACTTGACTTCTTATCTTAAAGTCAAAGGCTACAAATTCAAAGTGGATAAGCTAAAAACAAAATCTAATTTTGTTTTTGAAAAATCTGATGAGTTGATGCAGGCGGTGGAAGATTACTTGACAGAAAATGGATCATGTGACCCGTTGACTTACGCTAATGCAATAAAAAATGTCAAAAATCTATTGTATAATAGTTGATATTTTAACATTTTTTAACAAATAATGTTTACTTTATACTTATTTTTCAAAATATCTGATATATATAACATCAGAAAACTATTTATCTAATCTTATTATTTATATTAATATTCGTAAATCAAGTCCTCGTTTACGAATATTGTTATGCCTATTCTATTCTTTTATGTGTATTCGATCTGAATATTAGTATGTGTATGTGCAACTAGAGGTGAAATTCCTTTACATAAAAAAATTTTTATAAAATGGCAAGAACTAAAATTGTATTGAATCAACAATCCGATTTAATACTTAATAATGCTCAAATCGTTCAGCCTACAGGAATCGAGAAGACGGATTTACCAGGATTGGTTGATGATCTAGCCAGCTTAGATTCTGCGATAGAAGCAGAAGAGACTAGAGCATTAGCTGCAGAATCAGGTTTACAATCCGCAATTGATGTAGAAAAAGGAAGAATTGACGCTATCTTAGATGGATCTACAGTAGATTTAGACCAGTTTAAAGAAGTAGTTGATTTTGTAGAAGCGATTGATTTAGCAAATGATAATTCATTATTAGCTGCAGTAACATCTATTAATTCTGATATTGATGCTGAAGAAGCTGCAAGAATTGCTGGAGATGCTCAATTAACTTCTGATTTAGCTGCTGAGGTTGCTGCTAGAATAGCTGACGTAAACGATGAAGAGACTAGAGCAACGGCTGCTGAAGCTGCCCTATCTAGTGATTTAGCCGATGAAGTTACCGCAAGAGAAGTTGCAGTTAGTGCAGAAGAAACTAGAGCAATGGCTGCTGAAGCTGCCCTATCTAGTGATTTGGCTGATCTTCAATCTTATGTTGATACAACTGTAGATTCTGCTATTGCTACTTTAACTAGCGATTTAGCTGATGAAGAAGCTGCAAGAATTGCTGATGTTGACGCAGAAGAAGCTAGAGCAATGGCAGTTGAAGCTTCTTTGAGATCAGATTTAGATGCTGAAATAGCAAGAGCAATTGAAGCTGAAGAAAGTTTAGATGCAAGAATTGTAGATATTATCTCTAACACAGATTTGACAGCTATTGATTCATTTACTGAAATAGTTAATAATGTTGGTGTAGAAAATAAATCCGGAATCTCTGATTATCAATGGTCAAGATATATGGATTTACTTAACGGTGTTCAAATATACACTAATCCTTATAATGGATTGGAAATGACTACTGAAGATTTCAATAATAGTTTTGGACCAGCAAATTTAATAAATTTTGAATCTTGGTTTACGACAGAAGTTAAATCATTGTCAATGATAACTTCTGAAAACTTATCTTCAGAAATTTCTAATAGAGAAGCTGGAGATGCTCAATTAACTTCTGACTTAGCTGCTGAAGTTGCTTCAAGGGAATTAGCTATTTCAACTGAAGAGGCTGCAAGAATTGCTGGTGATACTCAATTACAATCTAATTTAGATGCTGCTATTGCTCAAGAAGTTTTAGACAGAACTGCTGCTATTGAAGCTGCTAATACCGATTTAACTAATGAGTCTAGTGAAAGAATTGCAGGAGACGCTCAGTTACAAAGTCAACTAGATGCTTTAGCTTTAGCTGATGGCGAAACTTTAGATATTGACTATTCTGATAACTCTATTCGATTAAAAGAAGTTGTAGCTGCTCCTGATTCTGGCGTACGTTCTTTCGAAGGAGATATTAAAGTTAGTCAACAACCTGATACTCAACCTTCTTATAATGAGCTTTCATTGATTACCAAAGGTATCATGGATACTCGACTTTCTGAAGAAGTTTCTACTTTAAACACTTCAATTTCTAACGAACAAGCTAGAGCAGAAGGAATTGAGACTGGATTACAATCTCAAATTGATACTGAAAGAGGAAGAATTGATGCTATCTTAGATGCTTCTGAAGCTGATAAAGATAACTTTGCTGAAATTGTTCAATTAATCAACTCTGTTGATACAACAAATGATGAAGCTTTTGCTTCTTATGTTCTTTCTAACAACCAAGCTTTAGCTGATGAGATTGCAGAAAGATTAAGATTAACTAACCTTTTAGGTGATGGTATTGTAGTTGAACAACAAGCTAGAGAAGATGCAGATGCTGCTTTACAGTCTGACATCGACGCACTTCCTATGACAGATGGTAAAACTTTAGAAGTTAACTATTCTGATAACACTATTCAATTAAAAGAATTTATTGATGCTCCTGATTCAGGAATTCGTGTATTTGAAGGAGACGTTAAAGCTAGTGAGCAACCTGTTAACTTACCGACATTTGGAGATTTATCATATATCACTAAACTTTATGTTGACGAAAAAGTAGGAACTGATTTAACTGAAGCTATTCAAGCTGAGGAAGATGCTAGAACTGCTGCAGATGCTGCTCTACAAAGTGCATTAGATACAGAAGTTGCTGATCGTATTGCAGATGTTGATGCTGAAGAAGCAAGAGCAATTGCTGCTGAAGAAGCTTTAGACGCTGCTAAATTAGATTTAGCTGGTGGTACAATGAGTGGTAACATCAATATGGATGGTAGTAGCATTACTAATGTTGATGTTATAACAACAAATGAATTATTTTCACCTAACGGACTTGTTCAGTTTACTGGTACATTAGGGATGAATGATGGTATTATTGCAGAGTTAGGTGCACCAACCAACGATGGTGATGCTACTAATAAATTATATGTAGATACTGAGATCTCTACAGAAGAGGCTGCAAGAATTGCAGGAGATGAGGCATTATCTACTTCAATTGATAACTTACAAACTTACGTTAACGAAACAGTTGATTCTGCAATTGCTACTTTAACTTCAGATTTAGCTGATGAAACTGCTGCTAGAGAAGCTGCAATTGCTGAAGAACATGCTCACCATGTTGCAGCAGAAGCTGCTCTACAATCTGCAATCGACGTAGAAAAAGGAAGAATTGACGCTATCTTAGCAGGTTCAGATGTTGACTTAGATCAGTTTGCAGAAATCGTTTCTTTCGTAGAAGGTATCGATTTAGCAAATGATAACTCATTATTAGCTGCAGTTACTCAAATCAATTCTGATATCGATGCAGAAGAGACTAGAGCAATGGCTGCTGAAGCTGTATTAACTAGTGATTTAGCTGACGAAGTTGCTGCTAGAGAATTGGCTATTTCAACGGAGGAAGCTGCTAGAATCGCTGGAGATGCTCAATTATCTTCTGATTTAGCTGATCTTCAATCTTATGTTGATACTACTGTAGATTCTGCTATTGCTACTTTAACTAGCGATTTAGCTGCTGAAACTGCTGCTAGAATTGCAGATGTTGATGCAGAAGAAGCAAGAGCAATGGCTGCTGAAGCTGCCCTATCTTCTGATTTAGCTGATCTTCAATCTTATGTTGATACTACTGTTGACTCTGCTATTGCTACTTTAACTAGCGATTTAGCTGCTGAAACTGCTGCTAGAATTGCAGATGTTGATGCTGAAGAAACTAGAGCAATGGCTGCTGAAGCTTTACTTCAATCTAATCTTACGTTAGAATCTAACGAGAGAATGGCGGAAGATATTACTTTACAAGGAAATATTGATACTGAAGCTACTAGAGCTCAGGCTGCTGAAGTTGCTATTGCTGCTGATTTAGCTGCTGAAACTGCTGCTAGAATTGCAGATGTTAACGAAGAAGAAACAAGAGCAATGGCTGCTGAAGCTGTATTAACTGCTGACTTAGCTGCTGAAGAAACTAGAGCAATTGCTGCTGAAACATTACTTCAATCTAATATTGATGTAGAGAAAGGTAGAATTGATGCAATCCTTTCCGCTTCTACTGCAGACGCTGATACTTTTGCTGAAATTGTTGCTTTAATCAATTCTGTTGATACAACTAATGATACTGCTTTTGCTTCTTATGTTCTTTCTAATGACGCTGCTTTAGCATCTGAAATTTCAAGAGCTCAAGCTGCTGAATTGGAATTGACTACAGACCTAGCCGCTGAAGAAACTAGAGCAATGGCTGCTGAAGCTGTATTAACTGCTGACTTAGCTGCTGAAGAAACTAGAGCAATGGCTGCTGAAGCTGCATTATCTAGCGCATTGTCTGCTGAGGAAGCTTCTAGAATAGCTGGAGATGCTACTTTACAGTCTTCTTTAAGTAATGAAATTTTAGACAGAGCTGCTGCAGATACTCAACTAACTTCTGACTTAGCTGCTGAAGTTGCTGCTAGAATTGCTGATGTTGATGCTGAAGAAACTAGAGCAATGGCTGCTGAAGCTGTATTAACTAGCGATTTAGCTGATGAGGTTGCAAGAGCAGAAGCTGCTGAAGCTGCATTAGCTGCTGATATTGCTA